AATCCTTCCCATGCTGCGGCAAAGCTGGAACCCCCACGTATCTTGTCTTGAATGTAGCGATCGGTCATAATGGGTCTCAGTTGACCCACAATGGTCTCTGGCCCCATGTTTAAGGCACGAATAGCCGATGGATACAAGCTGTTGATGTCTATTGATCCCACATACTCGTGGATGCCTTTGCGTGGATAGGCCACATAGGCACCGGCAGCCTGCGTGTCCTCGTCTGAATAACGCTCTTTACGGTTTGGCACAACCATGCCACGCTCGTGTGCTTCGTTGATAATGGCCTGTTCGGTCACGGCCACTGCACCCATGGTGGTCTGTAGCAACACAGTATTTTCATGTGCCAAGGTATTAGCCAAATCCAAGAACTTTAGTTTCCGATCCAGTTTGGCCAGAATCATAGTGTCTTGACGGTTGTATTCGATAAACTTTTTGAAGTTTTGATTGTACAGCTGATCCAAGGTGCCTTCGAACACTGTCTTGGTTTCTTGCAACTCGTATTCAGCAATGGCATCCAAGCTATAACTGTGACGCTCTTCATAGGTGTATTTGCGGTACAGTTGCATATAGTCCATATGTACCCGCCCAATCAAGTCATAGGTTTCGTTTTCTGCACCAAAACGTTCAAACATACGCTTCTTGGGAAACTGATTCCACAGACAAAACTTGCGTGTGTCATCCTTGCTCAGCACACGAGTCACACGATTTACTGTATAAGGTATGTCATAGCCCTCGCTGTTCCAACCCGATAATGCATCTGCATCTTCGATCAGATCCAAGAATGTTTTCAACATCTCGTCTTCACAATCAAACACAATGCAGTTTTCAAACTCGGCAGCAATTTCGTCCGCAGTTTCACGGCTCATGTGTCTAGGCGGGACAACCAAGGTGACCATTTGCTCGAGCCATTGCAAATAGACCGAAATGGCGGTGATGGGATTGAATGGATCTGTGGTTGGGCTGAATCCACGCTCGGGATCAAAGTCCACTTCAATGTCAAAAAACGCCACGTTTAACTTTGGTGCGTCTTGACCTTTGTAGTTTTCTTCTAGGCAACGAAAGATTGGATTGATGTCGCTTTCATACAGTTGCCGGCTGCTCTGTATGCGAATTTCTTTGCGAAACTCTTTGTTGTTGCGTGTGCTGAATCTGCTGACAGGTGTGCCGAACAGACTGGTAAATTTACCACGAGGATCCTCGTAGTAAAAAACGTAGTTGGCTGGATACTCTTGATAGACTCTACGCCCATCTCGCCGTTCAACTACATGAATACGATCGTGTTCACGATCAAACAAGGCATCTACATAACTCAACTTTTTCTCCGTTTATGGCCGGCTGACCATGATTCATGTTCCTTACGGGAACGACTCGATTGTTATTGAAAACAATATTTATAGTGTCTTGCCCACGCTGGTCAGAATTGTTTCCAACAGTTCGTGGTCTTGCTGTTCACGACCAAATTCGGCCCGGTGTGCCAGTTTGATGGCTTTCTTGAGAATATTGGGTTTGATATCCATTTCTTCGGCAATGGCTTTGACTGTGTCGTTGAGACCGCCGGTCAAGGTTTCGATTTCCATCATGACCTGCATGCCTTCGTTGATCACTTGAGTAAGTTTGATCTGTTCCGAACCGCTAAAAATTCTACTGTTAGACATTTAATTCTCCTGTGTAAGTGTTATCATTATACACGATTATTTTAAAAAATCAATGAAAAACTCTTCAAATGATTGCCAGATTTCTTCTGTGGATATTGCATAAGGCTGGAAGTCATATTTGATTGCAACCAATTGGTTAGTCTTTAACTGTTCGATAAGTTCTGGAAAGAATCTTGTGACTATATCTTGATTGCAAACAGGTGGGCTAAAAAGATTTTGGTATTTAACATCCTGTTCTACCACACGGTCAATGTCTGCACTTAACCTTTTTAGCGGATACCATTGCACTTCTGAATCTAAAGAAACTTTATCAAGCCATATACGATTTTTCAAATCATATAATATATTTTTGTTCAATGAAACATCAATGAGAGAAGGCAATCTGATAATATGACTACCCGGTAGTTGCGATAGCGCATTTTCTAAATAGCGTCTATTATTTCCGTAATTGTGATCACGATAAACATCAATTGTGCTAATATATATAAAAGTCTTATACTGGGCACAACTTATAATATCTATTATTTGTTGGTAGTCTTTAATGTCGACTTCAGGATCGGTATTTACAACTAGTCTATTTCCAGTCGGTGCTGCAATGATTACAACGTCGTGCGTGTCTTGACTAAATTGATCTAAGTTGTCTCTTGTATAAATTCTAGAACCGTTGATTGAGTTTGCTAAAAACTTTCCAATAAGACCCTGTCCAATAATACTATATTGTTTCATGAATTTTATTTTTATAATAGTCAGCTATATGATTATGTATTTCAGGATTAGTTATATGAAAATGTGATCTATTTTCTTTTGGTTCTGATTTTGACAAGGTCCATTGATTAATCTTACTGCGATAACTGTTGAACTCAGTAAAATACTCTGTGCTACGCACATCACCAAACATAGGATTTTCAAATCCGCCTTGATCGAATAAAAACGGTATTGAATGTTGCTTTAATGTGTGTAATGAACTTTCTATTATGCACTTATTTTCATAAATTGCAAGATCGAGATTAAATAATTGTTGATTATATTTTTTTATTACGGCAATATCATTTGGTTCAAACACACAGGTTTCATTTAATGAAAGAATCGAATAACAGGCTAAATCTCTGGTGTTGGCTAATTCATCTTGTTGTCCAATACGAACAAACCTGTTGTAAATTTCACCGTCGGGACTGCCGACAGATTGAACTTGTCCTTGGTTCCTAGTGCAGGTGGTTCCTAGCAATATTACAAAATCTACTGATTTTTTGATTGCATGATCAACTTGCATACGTATTAGCAAATTAGATGCACATGATATTGATAAGTTTGTAACCGAATATGCACTACCTAGTGTATTTTGTAATATAACCGGCCAGGGATCTATGGACCACCCTATGTCAGGACATCCAAAGCTATCTCCACAAATATAAATTTGTTTTGTCATTTAAATTTCTTTAAGACTTCGCTGGCTATCGTTTCATTATGAGCACGGCATCGGCGATTAAATTCTCCAGACCAAAGATGTTCTGTATTGTGATTTGTGCTTTCACTAGTCATTTCGACAATATCTGCTGTAGTATAGTTGGCTAAGTTATCAATTAAATCAACTACTGCAGACATTCTGCTTAGATTACCGGGATCGTTATCCCAAGACAAATCGATATCACCGTAGTCAAACTTAAATCCTAATTCAGTGAAATACTTATAAGATTCAAATTGACCTACAGAAATAAAAGGAGTACCAGCAATTAAACATTTATATGTTTTTTCTGAGTATTGAGGCCCTGGTCTTATGTAAGTTCCTAAGTCGGGTTCTGTCATTAAACTATAGTGATAACTTTCGTTAGTAAAATGCAAGGCAGATTCTAGATATAGCGGTTGCCAGGGATTCCCGTTTAGCCTTTGATAATTTTGAGATTGAACAAAATCGTCAATGGTAATAGTTTGCCCAAAATACTTTTTAAAAAATAAGTCAAACAAATCATCTAACTTTTTAACACCTGTTAATTCACCAAAGTGTATATTCCTTTCTTCTAACCAATCGCTTAATTTGATTAAAAGTTCCGACCGAGGTTGTGATTCTATCAGTGCTGTGAATACATATAGTTTAGACTGGGTAATACGATGACAAACAGCACTAATTTTATATTTGATATTTCTTGGTTGGCGGTCTGGAAACCATGTCATTATTTGTTCTATATGTCGATGCCAACTGTAGTAGTTGTAAAAATGAACATTTGATCGAAATGGAAAATCATAACAAGATCCATCATTGAGTATGATAATAGGTGCATCAATTCTTTTGGATTGCTTAACAACCCACTCTATATCAAAGTGTTCTTGATGAAAAGATATAACGTATAATGGATGCCCTAAGGGAAGATTGGTTGGATCTCCTGATATTGCTGTTGGTAGAACCCATAATGCAAAATAAGTATCTTTTGGTAATTCTTTTAACCAGTTTATTTCATCCCACGGCAAGGAAAAATTGAGTTGCCCAAACATAGGTGGAGGCATAGTATTTTGATTTTTAACTGGATGCATTGATGCTCACTTTCATTGTAATAGGTAGCGAATCTATTTATAATGAGGCAGCAGCCGCCTACACCTTTCGCAACTAGGTTACGGTCCTAAGGGTGTTCTATACTGGTGAATAAGGATTGCGATGTCGATCGTATCCATCGTCTGGTGGATATACCGGATAGTCATTGCCAGGAATGGGTGCAGCAGGTTCCATTATTTGCCATCCACATGTAGTTGACTGCCCTTGTTGAAGCTAGG